TGTGTCGTTATCAACAACAAGCTCAGTTTTTATTTGAAGACTTTTCTTACTACCTACGTTAACGTATCTTTGAATCAAATGGTTGTTGGCGGTTACCGCTAATGGACCTGTAGAGCCAAATACGTTTGCAGTTGTTAACTGGAACACATTCGCGTATATCTGCGCGCGGGAACCCTCTACATCTACTATAGTCCAGAGGTCTAGGTAACTGCCTGTACCTGACGCGGAGTTCTCAGCAATAGGAGGTTGGACAGTAAAATCTGTCGCGGATGGCGACCAGTAATGAGTGCCTGGCTGCAGTATAACCGAGAAAGCACCTGGTCCGGTTTTAAAGATACCACTTGCAGTCATAGGGACTGACGCATTATAATAGCTTTCATCCTTCATAGCCGACACATTCGCATCAAACCCTAATATTTGGTTCGGTGGGATTGAACCGGTACTTACTTTTTGGTTATGGAAGACCATATTAGTATTTCCTGAATCCACAAGACCATAGTTCTCGGAACCAGACGTCAGGTCTAGATAAGCATCAGCAGAGCCAAACTGTGTGTCTGGAAAAACATGCACTGAGCACACCTGGAAAGGGTCAATATAAGACCCGCTCTTTACAAAAAAGAAATCGAGCTTAGCGGGAGCGATAGGGGACGGTCTATTGTCTCTATCAATTACGGTATATCCATTAAAAGTAGTCATCTCTTAGTTATTTAGATGTCTACTTACTATTAAGTGCTTCTTTCTCTCTTTGGTTTTCCTCAATGAGAAGTTCCATGAATTCCCTCCTCTCTTCTCCTGTCAAGATGAGAACGTCATGAAAAGTGAAGTTTGCATGTTTTACAAGGTAATAGGCTTGAGAAACTAAGTCGTCCCCGCTAGACTCTAGTTCACCGAGAAAAAACTTTCCGTAAACGGAATAAGACTTTCTACTACGTCGTCACACCCTGCGCAATTATAAGAAATTTCTTTTTTCATGCCATAGTGGTTATCGATAAGCAGTTCTCTAAAACAGACTAAATCCTTAACTGTTGTTGCTTTCAAAAATTCTCGTTTAATACGTTCATCCTTGTACTTGCCAATAGAAATCATAAATCTCCATAAATTTTCAGTTAATGTGTTTACGTCTCCTAAGTATTTCTCGTCATTGCATCTAGGAGATACATAAACCAGCTCTTGTTTGCTGTCTGGTAGGGTTATCTTAAAAGGTTCCTCGTAATCATCAGCGGCATACACTACAGGAACTTGAGAGATGCTTAAGGTAAGTGTGTTGACAGCATCACATTCAGGGCATTGCGCCTTAATGGTATAATCATCGCCATAAGATATTTCCCTTAGCTTAAACAAAATATAATTTTTATCTTCAAGGGTCATACTGTCATAATCTAAGCCAGTAACACAGGCTGTAAACAAAGCTTTGATTACTTTATTTGCATGCGCACTTTTCTTAATACTGCGTAATTTTCTTTCTTCTGCATACCCAAAAGGACGTATCTGGACAAATCCATCTGATTCTATGTAAGCCTTTCCTCTGGAAGGTAACTCAAGAGGACGCCAGTCCGTATTCGTCTTTACGTCGGACAGCAAATCGCTTATTGCGTCACTAACTGTACCATCAAACACCTCAGAGGCTTGCGGAGTCTGGTTATGGCTAGGAGCCTCCTTAGCAGGTTCCTGTGCAACCCGTTCCGGTGATGTGGCTGGGTGTGTGGGCATGTCCACTCCCTCTTCTGGGTTAGCACCCGCGTTATCCATGTGTTCACGGGCGAGGTCGATAAGGGATTTCTCTTTTTCTGGTTTTGTCATAATTATGTAAAGTTAATTAACTTTTGTACTATTATAGTATTATGCTAAAAATTATTGTTAATAATAATTCATCTATTTTAAAGACTGATAATAAAAAGTTATTGTCAACTTTAAAGAAGAAATATAGCGCGAAAGTTCCGGGTTACAATTATTCCGCTGCGTACAAAAGTCGCGGTTGGAACGGAGAAAAGTATTTCTTCTCTGATAAAACAGGAAAGTTTGGAACTGGTCTTTTATCCCACATAGTGGAAGACCTCACTTATTTAGGTATGGACTGCAAAATAGAAGATTTGCGGACAGCAACCCATTCTGATGACATAGATTTGCCAGGCGTTACCTTGCGCGATTACCAGGAATCGATGGTTAGAAATGCCTTGGACGCTAAAGGATGTATTATCAAAGCCCCTACGGGCGCGGGAAAAACACTTATCCTAGGAGGTATACTAAAAGCCTTAGAAGGTAAAACCGGTTTAATTTTCTTTACAAAGAAACAGTTGCTTAAGCAGACTTACGATACCCTCCGAAAATGGGGTATTGACGTTGGTTTAGCTTTTGGAGATGGTGTTATCCTTAAACCTATGACCTTGTGCACGGTACAGTCTATTGACAAGGTTATTGATAGCCACTTAAAAACTTCCGACTTTATAATCTTTGATGAGGTCCACGAATTTGCTAAAGGGAAAGTAGCCACAAAAGTTATAAAGTCTTTTCCCAACGCTGCTTATAGAATTGGGATGACTGCGACCGTCCCCCGCGATGCCATGAGCCGCCTCAATCTCATCTCAGGATTAGGAAAGGTAATCGAGGAGGTAGACGCTAAAGGTCTGATTGACGAGGGATTCCTCACCAAACCTCTCATTCAAATAATTCCAATAAAGGATACAGGTACAGTGGAGGATACAGAACTCTCTTATCGAGAAATATACGAGAAGTTCGTGACTGAGAATGACGTACGTAACGATATAATTGTAGATTTAGTAGAAAAAATACAGCAGAAACAATCCAGAACACTTATAATAGTTAAGGACCTTAAGCACGCTGAGATTTTACACGACCGTATCCCTAACTCCTTCAAATTAGAAGGGAAAGATGATTTGGCAACTCGCAAAAAGACTATTGACGCATTTAAAGACGATAAAATCTCAGTTTTGATAGGTACAACCATCATGCAGACGGGTATTGACATCCCTGAAATATCCCATCTGATTAACGCGCGCGGATTAAAGTCCGAAATCGCAACCTTGCAAGCAATGGGACGTGCGTTACGTATACATAAATCAAAGAACCGAGTATTTATTTACGATTTCTTTGACCGAGCCCCTTACCTCGAAAAACATGCTAAGGAAAGAATTAAGTCTTATAAATCACTAGGGCTGGAGATTACACATGAAAAATAAATTAGAAGAAAACAGAGTCTTAAATACACTTAACCCTACAATGATAGAAAGGCTTAACCTTTTTGAAGCTAAAATCAAAGAGTTAAAAGAAAAGAAAAATATAACCGAAGAAACATTAAAGGAGCTCGATAACTTAATATCTGAGCTCCTTATTATGCGCGCTACGTTTACGGACAATTTAATTAATTGGACTAAACAAGGCTATTTGATAGAGTAATTACTCCTCGGAGGCAGCGTCATCTGTGGCTACCTTTTCTTCATCGCTTTCGCTGTCCTCTGTATCGTCTTCGTCCTCAAGGTCGATATCGATATCGTTGGTAATTTTCTCAATTCTAGCGACTAACTCGTTGTAGTCTTTATCACGAGTCTCTGCTTCAGCGTCTTCTTGTTGTTCAGCATCATCTGCTTCAACTTCTTCTGCTTCAACCTCCTCACCTTCAGGCTCCGCGGTCTCGTCCTCTGATTCATGACCTACTTTACCGTTACCAAGGTCCTCTTTAAGCTTTTTCTTGGTTTTCTTTTTCTTAGCTTTCTTTTTCTTATTGTTTGGTAAATCATTAGTATCATCATCGACGTCGCCTTTCTCGTCAGCTTCTAAATCGCTGTCATCATCCTCTGAACGGTCAGCAGACTTAATGTCTCCTTTGTTGCCGCCCCAATCTTTATCCTTCTTACCCTTCTTCTTGCCGCTGCCCATACCAGGATTGTTAGACAACTTATCGTCATCACCGTAGTACTGAGCTTCCTCAATATTATTGGACAGGTAATCAGAAAGCTTCTTCATACTAAAAGATTCATCAATATCCACAACGGAAACATTGGCTTCAGACATTACGTCCGATATAATATTAGCGACATCCAACACTTGGACACCACCTTTACGGCTCATAGTAGCAGAGAACTCCTTAAGGACATCAGAAAGGATACCTTCCCCGCAAGATTCACCTAGGATACCAAGTACTTCAGACTGAACCTCGCCCAACCCTTTAAAGGAAGGGATAAAGCGTAGACTTTGTACGTTCACACCATAAACATTGTTTAAAGTTTCAAGAACTAAGGATTTTAGAGGCTTTTTAAACTCGTAAATCTTGTTTACAAACTCACGAATATCTTTCTTTGAGATATTTCCCGGGTTAGTAATCTGAAATACGGATTCCATGACTGAAACGAGGTCAACCTTGTTAGACAGAGCGAGGTAAGGTACATCGGACACTGCTTCTTTCAAAGAAGATTGAATGGCATCGTCTTTAGAGTAAATATGAGAGGCTAAACTTCCTATACAGTCATTCTTAGCCCAAATATTAGTAAAAGACTCTTTAGCCTCTAAAAGTTCTTTGCGCACTAACTCCTTATCACAAACCATTTCGTACAAGGTTTTCTTGGTGTTAGCGGGAATCACTAAAAACTCGTCTTTCAATTCCTCTAGAGTCATTTTAGGTAAATCATAAGTGTCGCCTACTACTTTAGATAAACGTAAACCTTCAATTAGCTTCTTATTACTTGCAATTACGTCAGGGTTCTCCCTAAGAAATTTCTCAAGTAATGGGATAGCCTCTTCAAACTTTCTAAATGATTTTGTGGTTTTAATGTTAAAACTTTCGTTAAAGCGGTCTACTCGTTTGCCAAGTTTTTTGCGACTCTCTTCAATTTTAGCTCTCATACTAAAAGAACCTAGAATGTCATCGAAGGACGCTTCTGCACTATCGTACTTATCTGAAGACAAGCCTGCTACAAACTTAGTGATTTGATTCTCCACCTGCAAGTCAATAGCATCATCCGAAGTAATAGTGGCTAGATTGTCCACAGTAAAGTTTTCAAAGGTTAGTTTCCCCTTCGTCTCTTTGTAATTACAGCAAATAAGGTTACTGGACTCGGTTACGTAAGTAACTGCTTGTTGAGCGTCATCGATTTCAAAGATGACCAAGTTCTCCCGTAGGCGACGACCAAGGTAATCTCCCGCCTCTGATAGACGCGCGAAGTTCTTGTTACGATTATTAAATAGATTTTGTAAATTCATGACTGTGTAGTTATATAGAGACTTTATTTTAGCTCTTTTAGATTTTTATCCCCCTTCCGGTTGGTCGGGCTGGGGAGCTCCGCCCGGAGGCGGCATAGGTGGGGTTCCAGGGGTTGCTGTCGCGGCTGCTTCAGCGGGGTCTGGGGCTTCTGCCTCTTTTTGTAAATTGATTGTCTCAATTTCCAAATCATTTAGATTGTAGAAGTTCTTGTACATATATTCCTTAGAGAATAAATCTAACCCCATAGTGGCTTGCACTACGCGGGTTTTTTGCTCTTCCAACTCTAGCTTTCTCTTCTCATTCATATCTGATGGAGGAGCCAAAGAGATACGTAAGCCTTTAATAGCTGAACGGGGGAACTTGCGAATCTCCAGGTGACGTTTAATTAAGGTAGTTAGACCCACTTCTGCGTCTCTCTGCACACGCATAACTGCTTTAGCAAATTTAGCGTCCAATTGTGCCAGGTTAGCCTTTCTTTCGGGGGACTTGTCTTTTTCAACGATGAAGTCTTTAGGAATCTTCATGGAAGCCAGGACCTTATCCCGGAAGTACCTCACATCATCAATTTCTCCTAAGTTCTGTGCACCTGGAAGAGTCTCGATTTTAGTACCTTGCCCATTCTTAATAGGGACAAAGAAATCCTCTTCAGCAGATAAAGGGTTAAACCTTTCATCAGCGTTACCACTCTCTTGGTTGAAGAACTTCTCCTTCTTGAACTTAGCCTTAATGCGCTCCATAAACATCTCCACCTTAGTCTGGGGGAGGTTACCTGTATCAATATAGAAGATACGACGTTCTGGTGCTCTGTGAAGACGGTAGATAAGCATCGCGTCTTCCATCATTCTCAACGACTTCCACGCACGTACGCCCGGGGCACAGATAGACTTACCGTAAGGGTAGTAATTGGAATCCGAGTTGTGTAAACGGAAGTGGATGAGTTGATTACGGTCTAACTGTATAGTATTTTTCTTAGTTAATCTATTTCCTTGATACTGCTGGGCATCCGCTGTAGATGCTGGTACTTCCTGGATAAACCCTCTCAAATAACCGAATCTATCCTCACGACGGAAAATAAATACAGGGTTTAGAACTTTAATCCTTTGTATTCCTGCGTCGGGGTTATTCATATCCACAATATTCTCTACAAAACAGTCGCCGTACTTACACATGTTCCGAATAATATCCCAAAGGAACTTATCCAGCTCCGTTTCCATTACGAAAGCCTCCACAGCCTCCTTAACTATTTGCTGGTCGGTGTTTACCGCGACCATCAGCCCGTCAATATAAGTCTGGGTAGCGTCGTCCGCGTAAATATCTAAAGCCGCACCAATCTCTGGGTACTCGTCCATTTTCTCATAGTCATGGTACCTACGTCTACGCTCGTATTCTACTTGAGGTAACTTCGCGCCGGTCTTAACCGTACTAATTGAACCTTGTATAGAGTCTTCACCATCCGCCTGCGTTACAACATCGCCCTTGAAAGGGTCATGGCTGACTGGGCGCCCGGGTTTCTTCTTAGTAGTGAAAAAAGATTTAAAGAAGGCTGCAAACCTTCCAGACAAGTTTGGACCTGCGCCATAGGCGTTACTCCCCGGGAATGAGGTGAACCCAGCATTCTCATCGAGCTGCTGCTCGTCTTTATTTTCGTTTTCGTTTAAATCCATTTTGTATAATCTTCGAACTCCTTATTGTATGTACCCTTGGAAAAACCCGTTGTAGCTAAATCCCCACCTTTAGGGTCCACCAAATCTCCTGTATAAAGAGGAATCGGGCTTTTACTTACAATATCACTCATTAAAGTAGCTCCAATAGCCATACTCATAACAAGGTCATCGGCAAAACCTTCTTCCGCTTGAATCTTTCCTGTTTTACTAATTATAAAAGTCGTTAACTCCTTAAAAGTTCTCTCCGAATTCACTTTTATTTTAGATGTTTTTAAAGTTTCTTGTAATTTATTTAAAATACCATCTCTATTTTTATTATTTACAAGATATCCCATCTCACCTCTATCATCTGTCCACATATTTTCATACTCCCTAACTTCAAACAATTGTTCTATAAGGGCTAACCCCAGCCCATTTCTCTCAGGACACACAAAAGCGGTATTGTACCTAACCCCTTCCGCCGCTATTATTTTGGCAAACTCATATAGCCCTATACGATTGCTATAAAACTCAGCTACCTGTTCACCGTTATAAAGGTTAATAATATGG